GAATTAAATAAAATTTATGATACTATCTATTTTGATAATAAGAATGGTAGTTTGGTTGAATTAGATGTATCTTCAAGTTACGTATCAACCCCTGGTACACCAGCAGTACCTGCAGTAGCAGCAGTAGCGGCAACGGGGACAACGGCAGCAGTTCCTGCAGTAGCAGCAGTTCCTGCAGTAGCAGGAACAAATAATGCAAACACAAATACCAATGAGATAAAAAAATTACACATTCTTACACGTGGTGCTACATCTACATCAACATATGACATACAAGATGCGAATACTGTAATATCTCCTGTACCAGCAACAAGTATGGAGAATTCCATGGTATCCGCTATATACAATACGGTTGGTACAAACTCAGGAAATAGTTACAATGTAATTGTACTACCATGGCATACAAATACTTACCTGCATGTTATGGAAACATCTCCTGGTTCAGCAGCAACAACAAACCCAGTATCAAGTGCAGGAAAGCCAAAAAATATGGTTACTGCTGCACTTACATATGCAACATCTCATATGGAATACTTATATAATCATTATGTAGCAGACCCTGCCAACTCAAGTGATACAGATAATGCAACATCAAAACAAAAAGAGGAAAGAACTTTTAATATAGAAAACTCTTATGTAGATAATGATGCAAATAACAATAAGATGGTACAAGAACCTATGTATAATACAACCCGTAAAGTATATCAATTAAGTGAGTTTGTGAAATATGATATTAGCAATGCAAGTCTATTAGTATCTTCTGGAGAAGGTTCAAATAAACAAATAAAGATATGTAAGAGAGGTGGAAATACAGAAACATTATCTAACCCAAATTCAACTGGTGAAAATACCCATGGAAATGATGATAGTGTAGCAAATACAAGTTTTGTTCCTCGCATTATCCATGATATGTGTGGTCAAAATATGATATTGTATATTGAAAATGCAAAGAAAACATTGGTAGCATTAGTAAATAAAAATAGTGATGGTGATATGACTTTACGTAATGTAAAGAGATTTACAGAACAAGGTGTAGACACAGCACAACCTGATGCAGGTGGAGACTCTGACACTGATAGTGAAGAAACAGATAGTAACCGAGAATCAAGAAATGATTATTATGATAGCATATTTAATGGTAATAGAGATGGAGTAGATAGCAGTGCATTAGATAGATATATGTTAAAAACTCAAATAGTACCACCAGTATGCCCTGCTTGTCCATCATGTAATTACAATGCAGGTACATGTAACTCATGTGGTGGAAATGGCGGTTCTGGAACACAAGACGCAAGTGGTAAAAGTGTAGTAAAGGATGAACCAAAGAAAGCTCCAGTTAAAGATGCAGTGGGTGCAGTAGGAGATGTAGCATCTGGAGCAGTGGGTGCAGTAGGAGATGTAGCATCTGGAGCAGTGGGTGCAGTAGGTGATGTAGCATCTGGAACCGTAGGTGCAGCAGGTGATGTAGCAACTGGAGCAGTGGGTGCAGCAGGTGACGTAGCAACTGGAGCAGTAGGTGCCGCAAGTAATGTAGCAACAGGCGTATTGGGTGCAGTTGGAAATGCAGCAAGTGGTGCAATTGACGCGGTAGGAAATGTTGTAGGTAGTACAGTAAATGCGGCCGGTCAAGTGGTACCCGACGAACAACGAAGTGCAGGTACAACAAATACTGTATTGGGTCAACAAGTACAACAAGGTCCCATCACAGGAAATACCGGTATGACTGATCCTTATTCTTACTATGGTAGATTACCATCAAAACCGAATGGTGATTATATTCCCAGAACCGCAGATTTCAGTAATTTTTCGCGTTAATAAATATATTTGAATAATTTTATGATACATAATATTATTCGTTTGAATGAAGTTAAATGATTATATCATATATATAATAATATAAATGGAAAAGATAAATACGAATGTAATTTTTAATAGACAAGATATTTTTCGTGAAATAAGAGAACATTTGATAAATTTCGACGAACGTATAAAGAATATAAATTATAAGAAAGGTATATACATATATGGTACTCCAGGTTGTGGAAAAACCGAATTTATTAATAGGTTATTAAAAGAATTAGATTATGATATGGTAAAATATGATGCAGGTGATGTTAGAAATAAATCATCAATTGATACAATAACCAGCCATAACGTATCAAACCGAAATGTGTTAGATATGTTTACAAAAAAAGTTCGTAAAATAGCAATAGTAATGGACGAAATAGACGGAATGAATAATGGAGATAAAGGCGGTATAACGGCTTTAATAAAATTAATTCGGCAGAAAAAAACAAAAAAGCAACGATTAGAGAACACATGTTCACACCCAATAATTTGTATAGGAAATTATTACATAGACAAGAAGATAAAGGAATTGATGAAAGTATGTAATGTGTTTGAAATAAAAACGCCTACGCATACTCAAGTAAATACAATATTAACTCATGTAATTCCAGATTATACCGATATGAATAGAGATGATATAAATGAAGTACTCATGTATATTCAAGGCGATTTACGTAAATTGCGATTTGTATGTGAATCTGTAGTAAGACAACCAAGTATTTTAAAAAATGGAAGATTAATGGAATTATTTCGTACAAAATTATACGACGAAGATTCAAAGAAGATAACCCAATCCTTAATTATGAAAAATGTAACATTTAAAGACCATGAGCATTTTATGAATGAGACAGATAGAACAATTGTAGCGTTATTATGGCATGAAAATTTGGTAGATGTATTATCAAAAGTAGATGTGAAAATAACGTTTCCTTTGTATTATAAGATCTTAACACATATATGTATAGCAGATTACATAGATCGTATTACCTTTCAAAAACAAATATGGCAATTTAATGAAATGAGTTCGCTAATAAAAACATTTTATAATAATAAAATTTACCATGATACGATTACGGATAATAGTATAAAACAGTTACCAGAGATAAGATTTACAAAAGTATTAACAAAATATTCAACAGAATATAATAATATGTTATTTATTTATAATTTAACCCAAAGTTTGAATTTGGATAAAAAGGATATAATATCATTGTTTCAAGAATTGCGACTTTATTATGGATATGATTTGCTTACAAATGTGGAACATGTAAATGCGATAGAACAAATATTTGAATCATATGGTTTATCCAAATTAGATATAAAACGTATATACAGATATTTAGATCGTACCGTAAAAAAGGATACATTAATAGTACAAGACGATGAATTGGATTTAGAATAGGATATATATTACATAATTGTATGTAATATATAAAGATAATGAAAGCAATTATGGTATTAATTTTTTTGTTTCAATAAGAGAATTCTCCATAGTTATAATAACATTATGTAAATGATTGTACGCATTTTGTATTTGAGAATTTTGTTGCATTAAAGTTTCATTTTTCTGTTGTAATTGTTTTATAAATTGTACAACTTGTTGGTGATTTAATTCTATAGGAGGCTGTCCATTTCCCTGTTGTAACATAATAGGACCATTTTGTATTTTCTCAACAGCTTCGGCACGTTCCTTCTTTATTTTTGTAATCTGGGTTAATACATCGGGCTTCATCTTAGGTAATCCAGGTTCATAATTATCTAATAATTTATCAATGTCTTCTAAAAAGAATTTTTTAATTGGGGATTCATGGGTTTGTCGAATAAACATATCAACCGTTTTGGGTGATTCTTTAAAATAATCAGGATGAGATGTTTTAAACATTTCACGTTTATCAAAAGTATTATGTTCATGTGAAAACACCAAAATCGTTTTTAATGGGTCAAACTGAACAAATGGAACAGTATATCCTTTAAGAAATTCACGTTCTTCAGCCAAAGCTGCAGTGTCATTATATTTGGTATCTTCCAACAACTTTGTTTTAAATGCAAATGTGCCAGCAGTAGCATGATTTGGTCCATATGGCCCAGCTTGAATCATTTTATTCATGGTTTTAAAATATAAATAAATTTCACTGGTTCCACCGCACATAACTTTGTCATCTTTGAGTAACATTTCAACAGAATGAGATACACGTTCGGGTGGATAATAATCATCGTCATCCATATAAACAATAATAGAACCCTTAACATGTTTATGCATATAGTTTCGTTTTGCTCCTAACGCTATTTTTTTGTCAAGTTCAAAGTACCTGATTTGTGGAATATTAGAAGTTTCAATTAAGTCCTTAATTTTATCGGTTCCATCATCAACAATAATCCATTCCATACGATTTTTGGGATAATCTTGATTCTTAAAACATTCAAACATAGTTTCTATAAACGGACGACGGTTGAATGTGGGTGTACATATAGAAACAAAAGGATATTTTTTGTTATATGCGGTTTTATTTTTATTCTTCTTATTTGTCATATATAAAGTGTAAGTGGATATATTTATATTTATATGTACGTAATTAATTTGTTATAAATAAATAGACTTATAACAAAAATATAGTTTTACAAATTTTAAGTATGGAGATGTTCGTGTATCAAAGATGCATCACTTTATTACCCATGTACAGGAGAATCATCCGTTTTTGTTGATTCATTTAATTTATAATATCTAATAACACTGGTATATACCATAACTAAACAAGCAATAGTTGTAAGAGCGGCGAAGAAATTTAAAGGAAGTTTATTAGGAGCAATAGAAGACATATTTATTGCGAGTGAAACGGTTATACATCCCAGCATAATAGTGTAAATAATTTTGAGTAAATGTTCTTTAAAATAATCTAAAAAATTAAAAATCATAGTTAATAATGCGTATAATAATCCTAATAAAGTATTGGAGTTACATAAATCTTCTTCTTCAAAACCCGCCTTAGAATAACGAATATGTTTATCAATCTCATCTATAGATTTCATACTGAAAAGAACGTCGTTAACCTTCCAGTTACCCAAAGTAAGTCTTGAAAAGAAAGACATATATATTAAATATAATCCAGAACCAATAGCCCCGGCTGGAATACAACAAACTAGTATTATTATAAGATGTAAAAAGTGATAAATAGCCATCCCTAACATTACCCATATGTTCGTAGGTGTACCTCCCGAAATCGCTGCACCTAACCCTTCCATATCATCAGATATTACCGGTTTTTTCATTAGAGAACCTATAAATAAACCGATTATAACTATGAACATAGTCCAAAGTGCAGCATTATCTGGCATTTTATTCAGGCCAACTGCATTGAATAGGTCATCAAAGAAATTTTTAAATGTTATTGCAAAATATTTGGTACAATATAAACAAATGAAATATAAAAATAAAAAGTTACAAGTGCCATTAAGTATTCCGGATGTGTTGGGTAAAATATCTACTAATAACCAGTTTAACTGTTCAGGAAACCAAAACGCAAACTCAAAAAACCATAAAAAAATTGTGATAAATGTGCTTTCTTCTTTAGTTTTTATATTTGTACAGTATTCCCTGAGTGCGGCTGCAGAAAACGAGGGTATATCAATACCATTATCTTTAGCGAAATAAATAGCAAAGTACCAATTATAAACCATAATAGAACTTATAAATGCACATTCTAACCATACAATAGAGTTTCGTACTAACTTAATATCATTCTCTCTGGCAGCTGACTCTTTATTATAAGTGTCATTTTCGCTAACAAGAAGTTCAGCCAAATACGTGTTATAGTAATTGATATACGCATATACGCGAGAGACAATATCACTTTTACCATCCGTACTTAGAATGGTTCGGCGTTTTATCTTTTTTGGTTTTTCACCTCCCTCGTATTCATGGTCTTCAAATTCATGGGCTCCTTCAACAATGGGTTTATCTCTATTGAATATAAGATTTTTAATATATTGAAGTGTATATGTAGGTTTTTTATCATTTATAGTATTATCAGTATCCGGTTGCGGAGGAATGTCATTTGTTAAAACATCAAGTTCTTTTACTTTCTTATAATTATTCTTCATTTTCTTTTTTTTTATTTTTTTTAACTTATGAATCATATGTTCACTTTGAAAATCACGAATATCTGCATTATTGTTATTGCTAAAAGACCTATTTAAATCAGGTTTTTTATCTACATTTTTCATATTGTTTTGATTTTCTATAATATCTATGTTATCAATATTATTTCCCATAAGGTGTTGTCGTATATATAATAACAATTATATATATTCTGTTATTTTTTACTCAAATATGAAATATATGCTTTAAAAATCAAAAATAAAACAGTTGCTATATAACGAAAAGTGCAGTATTATCTTGAATATAACATGCCACAATTTCCACCAATAAAAGATAAAATATTATAACGTTCTTCGTATAATGTCAAATTATAATTGTATTCAAATAATCGCCAATTAGATTTACGAACCCCGATGGGTTCCCCAAATTCAGCATCACATATAATATCGTAACTGGAATTTACATAATCAATAGAGGGAGAATATGTATTAATTTCTAGTTCAATTGTTTTGAATTTACTTAGGTTGATTGCACCAGTAGGTTGATATTCATGTGGACTTGTATTTAAACAGAAATTATAACAATATAACCCTTCTTTCGCTGCTCCTCCAGTGCGTGTATATTTTTCAACAAAGTCATAAACACCTCGGGTTAATGTATTTTCTCTATAAGCTCCATCTAATAAAATACCCATAGTTTCTAAAATATCTTTACGGTTTTCATTATGATAAACACCCGTAATTGCGATACCACTATTTGTAATATTATTAACTCCTGGATGAATACCAATACCATACGATAAATCATATTCCGTACCAAGTAACGGTTCATTAGGTGCTAATGTGATATTAGACGGTAATTTATCATATGGCCAGTTGGTATAATTGCTCCATTCATTACGTAAATTTACGTCATTGCGTTGTAAAAACCACATCCAACTGGAAACCATACCATTTGAATTGACTTTAATACGTTTAGAGCCAGTAACATTTTCATATTTGTGTTCAAACACATCCTTCACAAGATACACATGGTCATCTTTAGCAAAAACTTGTGTTTCTTCTTTAGATAAAAAGCAATATGTGGATAATAAATGAATATCAGCGTTCCAAGTTGATACTTGATTATCATAATCAGTTGCATCAATAAATCCGGTAGGAGGTGTTTGTAAGAATCGGTATGGTTGAAACCGATTTTGATTGAAATCGGGTTGTACATAAGGATAATTATACTCAACATCAAAAACATCTCGTACTTGAAATAGTTCTTGAATGGGTCTCATAGTAACTGAGACAACTAATTCATTGTATTGTAGTGCAACTAATGGAAAAGCACATGTACTGTTTAATGTAAACCAAGTATTAATAGGTATATAAAGGTCACGTCCTCGTATGGATGGTTCAGCTCCATTAAGGTCAGGTGTGAATGATGCGGATGGATATGTATTACTGCGTCCATGAGCATATGCAGGGTCATTTAATTCAGTAATATTACCAGTCATATTGTTAAATAATTCCTTTTTTTCAGCAGAAAAATCACGGTCAACCATTGCTGCCATATATTCACCAGTATATCGTTGTAACGTTAAAGACCCACAAGTAATAGTAACTTCTTTAATCATGTGAGTTCCAATATTTTTAATCCATTTAAATTCATACGGAGCCCATTTATAACCAGTATCTTGCGTAGGAGGATAAATTGGACTCCATATATCAGGTAATGCAACAACAATATAGGTGTCCATCAATAAATCAGCATAACGTGGAATTTTAAACGTAAATGTAGACTGTTCTGCCTTTCGTAAATCTCGTTGTCCATCATAATCAATTCTAAATTTTTGTAGACCAAAGTTACTGTACTTTGCATAGGTAGCTTTGAAAAATGTTTTACAAGGGTCGCCTGTTAAAAAAATATTATTTGCACCGACCGCAACTATATTTAGTAATCCACCTGCCATTGAATAAGTTATATACTATATTTTTATTATATTTGTTTATATATACATAAAATATAAAGATGATTAATAATTTCCATTTGTCACTATTAATAATTTCAATAATATTAATAATTTATTTGGTATACAAATTGAAATATAAAAGGCGTATAGTATTGAATAATTTAGATATAAACACGACAGAAGGGTTTTCAAAAACAATAGAAGGATTTGAACCCGCAGAAAACGAAGTAAAGGGGGTAGTAGCTAAATACAATCGTTTCAATAATATTCAAAGTATATCTAATAAATATGCGAAAATGCCATTACACGAATATTGTATAAAAGCATCTTATAACTCAGCTTGTAGTGGTAAATATATTAGTACAAATATGGTAAAGGAGGTATTAAAAAGAGGCTGTCGTTTTTTGGACTTTGAAGTCTTTCATATAAAAGAAAATAATATTTTCAAACCAATGGTTGCAGTATCAAGTGATAAATCATACATTGTATTAGACACTCAAAATAGCGTACTGTTAGATAAAATATTGACTACTGTGGCGACCAATGCATTTTCTCAAGGTTCTCCAAATAATAAAGACCCCTTATTTATTAATTTACGAATAAAACCCAATGATTCAAATATATATCATGCAGTAGCAACTTCAATAGATGCAACATTAAAATCAGTTATTTATGATGATAAAATTACTAAGGAGACAAAATTAAAAGATGTGATGGGTAAAGTAGTAATAATAGTAGATAAAACAGTAAACTATGATTACACAGATAATACATCATGTAAAGACGGGGTAAAAAATTGTTATGATTTAACAAAGTATATGAATCTTGAAAGTGGTAGTGAATACTTGAATTTGTATCATTATACAGATTTATTAGGTCATGCAAGAAAACCAATATTACTAAAAGATGATAATATACATACAACATCAAAAAATATGAAAATGGTACAACCTGATATAGTAATAAATAAGTCAAACCCGGCATATAAAGAATTTATAGTAAACCATGGATGTCAAAATTTATTATGTCAATTTCAAATAGTAGATGAAAATTTTATTAAATATGAGGAGTTTTTTAATGATATGAATAGTGGTATAGTTCCACTTGCAAGTGCATTAAAATATTTTACTAAGTAAATGAAAACAATTGCATTAATAATGTTTAGTAATATTATTTCTAATTATATTATATTATAAATAATATGGGTGGACAAACCAAAAAGAAAACTTCTAATAAGCCGAAAAGAAAATTTAATACAAAATTATGTGAAGATGATATGACATTTGAAGACTGTGAATTAACAATATTGCGCCATGCTGTTGATGAAACTGAGAAATTACAAGGGCGTAAAAAGGTTAACAGCAAGGATATTCAAAAAATGTTAACAATTGTGGAGGATTTTATTATCAAAAAGAAGTTGATATGTTATGGTGGAACTGCCATTAACAATATTTTACCAACATATGCACAATTTTATAAAAGAGATATAGAAATACCTGATTATGATTTTTTTTCGGCGAATGCTTTAGAAGATGCCAAAGAACTCGCAGATATATATTATAAAGCGGGATATACGGAAGTAGAAGCGAAGTCAGGTGTTCATTATGGTACATTTAAAGTATTTGTTAACTTCATTCCAATAGCTGATATTACGTATTTACATAGTGAAATTTATAAATCAATATCAAAAGATGCTATACAAATAGCGGGTATAAAATATGCACCTCCTGATTATTTACGAATGGCGATGTATTTAGAATTGTCAAGACCTGCAGGTGATGTATCTCGTTGGGAAAAAGTGTCAAAAAGATTAAGTATATTGAATAAATATTTTCCAATGAAATTAGAGAAAAATTGTTTTGCGGTTGATTTCACAAAGAAAATGGATATATCGTTGGAAAACGAAGAACGACTACATTTATTAATGCGAGATATTTTTATAGATAATAGTTCCGTATTTTTTGGCGGGTATTCAACTCATTTATATGCAAATCATATGCCAGAATCCAAAAAGAACTTAGTGGACTCAATCCCCGATTTTGATATTATTTCGGATGATCCAGATAAATGTGCATTAATTGCGAAAGAGCGTCTCCAAAAAGAAAATTTTAAATCTGTGAAAATAATAAAACATAAGCCAATTGGTGAAATTATTCCCCGACATATAGAAATAGTTGTTGGTAAATATAGTATGGCATACATATATGAACCAATTGCTTGTCATAGTTACAATGAGGTTACGATTGATGGGAAGCAGATTAAAATTGCAACAATAGATACTATCTTAGCGTTTTATTTAAGTTTTTTATATGCAAATATGCCACATTACAATAAAGATAGATTAATGTGTATTGCTATGTTTTTATTTCAAATGGAACAACATAATCATCTGGACCAACGCGGTATATTAAAGCGCTATAGTATAGATTGTTATGGTAAACAAGAAACATTGGAAGATATGCGTTCAAAGAAAACAGAGATGTTTAAAGAATTGAGTAATGACAGAACTACAAAAGAATATCAAATGTGGTTTTTAAGATATGCACCGAATGATAAATCTAACAAAAAGAAAGAGAAAAGTGTAGATAAAACTGTAAAAAGTAAAACTCGTAAAAATATAAAAAAAGAAACACCACAAAAAGAACATCCTATACTTGCATTAATAAAGAAACAAGCAATGTAATGTAATACTTATAGGTTAAAGTATTATATTATTAATCCTAATGTTATAATTCACTAATAAATGTTGTAGTTTTGTATACAGAATAATATAATGATCCAAACAGACAACTTTTAAATATGAGTCCCATCATATTAAAGTTACCATCATCATGATGTAACGATAAGAATGCAAATTTTTTAAATATCATAGTATTTACAATAGGAAGTTGGAAAAAGAAAAACAAAATGGCTATGAATATAGGCACCTGGATATCATTGAATATAGAATCCCAATGATTATATTGTCGTTGTTTTTGTTCATATTCTTTTAAATTTTTTTCAGTAGTATCATAATGGTCTTTGACATAATCACGTTCAACATCATGCTTTGGTATATAATTAGGTTGAACACCTTCGTCATTTGAGTATTGAATAGTATTTGTAGGTATATCACGTGACGGTAAGCGTTGATGTTCCATATTCTGCAATGCTTCCATAGATTGATGTTGTTGAGGTTGATGTCCAGGCTGTTGCATAGAGAATTGTTGTTGCGTATCTTGCGGTTGAGATGGAGCATCCATAATTGGGTTATTTCCTGATACACCATATGGATTTGGGTGTACATTAATAGGTGTATAATTTGTTGGGGTTTCGCCATCCATTTTACTTTGCTTTGAATTGGATATACTTATGGTAGTGGGTGGTATATTACTGGCATAAGCAGTAGTTGCTTGTCTTGCACCTGCATCGGTAGGTAAATCAGCAATGCGAGTTATATTTTCCATAAAACTATACAATAATAAATATACCAAATATTGTATAGTTTAACGAATAGAATTAATAATTGCTAAAGAAATAATAGTTTTATTTTTCTTCAGCATCTTTATCCATTAAATCAATTTGTCGTTTTGTAGTATCACATTTATCAGTACGAGTACTATATTTGTAACATTTTTCACCATGTTTGTATATTTTATCTTCTAAATCGCTAATAATAGGACCATTAAAACGTATACAGCTTTTATCTGTACAAATCTTACGAAAGAGTGTAGCTAAGCCTAATCCTAAAATAATAGAAATAAATATGCGACCTAAATCTGTATACAGTAGTCGTTTAAAGTTCATAGTATATAGTATACATGTGGAAAATATATACTATGAAATAGGTTAATAACATTATTGTTGTACTGGTACTTTTGATATATCATTTGGGTCAGTAGGACAAGTTACTTCTTCCTGTGAAAACGAAAAACAAGTGCCTGTTTTATCCTTATATTGTAATAAACTAACATTTTCGGGAGTAGGATAAACATAAATTGTTCTTAAATCAGGCATAGATATATATACTGCAAATAATCCAATGATTAAACTTAATACAAAAAAGCGGGCATCAATAAAACTAAATACGCTCATTATTATTATATAGTATTACGAGAGAAAAGATGTATACATTATGTCTTCTTCTTTTTCTTCTTTTTCTTATTTTTTTTTGCTTCTTCTATGCCAGCTTTTTCAGCATCTTCCTCTTCTAACAGTTTTGCTATGTCTGGATGAATAAATGATTTATCTGGATTTTCTTCTCCGTCTAACTTAAATACCAAATGATTAGGGTCGTCGGTAGTAGATAAGTATTGTTTTTGTATTGCGACTTGTTCTCTACGTCGGTCCATTGCTTTCTTAAATTCGTCTGCCTTTTCTTTTTGTATTTTCTCTTTACGTTGGTCTGCCCGTTGTTTCATTTTATTCTTATTTTCTTCGCGTTTTAACATTTGATTCATCTTATTTTTATCAAATTTTGCACCTTTACCTAATCCCATACTCTTTGACATAGTTTCAAACATTTCTTTCATATTGTCCATACCACCCATTTGTTTCATTTGACTCATCATATCACCCGCTTCTTTCATAATTTCATCTTTGGAAATAGACCCATCTTTCATTTTGGTATCAAGTTTTGAACTAACTGTTTTTATTAATTTTGATATTTTTGCTGGGTTTTTCATCAACTTTTTTATTACATCTTGAGGATTGGTTGTATTATCCATATCATTTCCCAAAACATCCTTAAAATCATCGGCAATTTCTTCAGCCATTTCCTTTGCTAATGCTCCAATCTTACCATCAAATAGTGTTTTTAATGTATCTTGTAGATTACTTATATCAGGCATACCTTTTATATTAGGCATATTCTTGAACATATTTGCAAATGGATCACTACCTCCTTCATTGGATTCTTGTTTCTCCCCTTCATTGGATTCTTGCTTTTCACCTTCATTTGTAGAAGAATCGGTTGTTGGTATATTTTCAAAAAATCCAGTTAAATTCTGCATAGTTTCATTCAACTTCGTTTGTAGTTCATTTTCATCTATACCTGCAAATAATTCTGCTGTTTCTCCAAACTCATTTTTATTATCAAGTGAACCAACAACCGTAAATAACATAAGTTGTAAGTATTTCCAAATAATTTTCTTGCTATTTTCACTTAACCCTTCGCTATTAAAAATCAAACGAAAACTCATGTTAGGAAAAAAATATACATCTTGGTCACTACCTTCTACAAAAATTTCTTCGTTTTGATATAAAATATCAAAAAAGCGTGCAGGATACACTTTGGAACAAAAATCAAATAATTTTTCTAAATCTTCATCAGTAGTATCTTCATTTCCCCATTTATCCCACATATGGGAATACTCTGGAAATGCAACTGATAAATCACGGGTAAAATCACTAACTAATACGCGGAAATTTGTCGGAACTTTGGTATCTTCAGCTGACATTTTATATATATAAAATATGTTATTTAAATACTTTTTATGCTATACTAATTTATTATGGATACATTTAATCGTCTTCATCTGGCATTAAAATAGAACTGGTTGTATTACGAATAGCGGGTGTACTATAGCAAGAATGTTCATTATCCATATCGCCATAAGATATAGATGACAATGGGTCTATTTCTAATTGTTCTGTTAACCCAAATATATTACTGGAACTGGAATTCCATACATTTGGTGAGTTATACTGATTTGCACGACGCAATAATGGTCTTGGGGGTATATCAATATCATCCCCAATATTACCATGAACAATTTGATTACCTGGCGTATAAGCTTGTTGATTACCTTGTGAACAATGTCTACCGAGTACATATATTTCTCCTTCCATATCACCTATGTTCCAATAGGAAAGGTACAAATCATTCATCAATTGTTTGATCATTTTATCATTAGATAGGTCATTTTCCTCTCTATATGTACGTATTATACGAAACAAATCACGGATTCGTGTTTTGATTATCTCTATTACCTCAGTATTGGCATGTTTATCGGTATGGGTCGCTACAAATAACACCTCCAATACACAATGACGGAATGCATAATTAATAATAGTATTATCGTGTATTATGTTTCCATTGTCATCCAATAGTTCAGGAAGCTTGTTTACTGCTTCTTCCAAATACAGCATATCAGTATTATCTTCATTATCATAGTAACCAGTTACCGTAGCAGTAATGGAGCTGGGTGTATTTGTTTTAATATGATAAGATTTATTCATGTCACCAATAAGTGTATTTTCATGAATGGATGTTGTCCATTCATTTGTAAGCCAGTTATATATAAAACCATTATCAATATGAATATTAACATTATGGAGACAAGGGTATAATACCTTATGTAGAGATTCGCCGTAGACAATATGTGATTTTTCTATATTATCAATGAAATGATATTCACTATTTTGTAAGTTGCTTATTTCACATAGTAATTTTGCATTATGATCCATTCCAAAACCAATATTTATTGACAAGTAATTGCCTGTTATACAATGAATGAGTTCAGTTGATGTACTTGCACCATCGGTCGGTTCACCATCTGTCATAAATATATGTACACATGAGTGGGTTGGATTCATTTCTGCATATTCATTTATACATGTACTTGCCGATTTCAATGCTGCTTCAATATTGGTAGTTCTGTCTGCATCAATTGTACGTAAAAGGGTTAACATTTCTTCTACAGATTGTGGTGTTACTTTCATATGAGGTATTAATTCATGTACTTCAGTATTAAATGTATTTACTTGTATATAAATTTCAGCTTCTTGTGTGGATAGATATTTTACTATACTTTTTAGGGTTTGTGTTGCATATTGTATTTTTGTAGTATACCCATTAACGTATTCTCCCATAGATCCAGTAGTATCTACTGTAAATAATATGAATACAGGACGAGTTGTAATACTCACTTCATTTAAGTCAATTGTTAATACTCCAAATGTATCATCGGGTTCACCAGTTGGGTTTACTGGAATAATAGGATGGGTGTTAAGTTGGTAATAGGCGTTTCGTAATGGCATCATGAAATCTATATTTTGATTCATTAATTATTCTATACTATAATATCAATTTTATATTTGTTATACTTTATTAATAAATAATGTAAAAAATTGATAAAAATTGTATGGTATTATTTATGTTAACAAGTTGATACACCAACAAATTTACGATACACAATGTCACTTTCTATTTATATCCCACGAATGTTAGGTTCTGTAAGCAAAAGTACAGTACATGAAGCATTCAAAAATATGGGTATTGGTTATGTCACAGAATTAGATATGATTTATAAAATAAATGAAAACAAAAATCCTTATTATTTTGCATTTTTAAAAATAGATCCCTATAATACTCCTCAATCTAACGCTCTCCAATATGAATTAAATAAAAATAAAGAAAGCCATTTGGTATATGACGAAGAAGCTGGTCAATATTGGGAAATCAAGAAATATATCCCACGTGAAGATCGCAACAAAGAATATATATCAAACAAAAACCCTATACAAGTTGATAATGAATCATTCCCAACCACAAATTCTAACCTACTTAATACTGCACTTTCTATGTGGACACCAATTACGCCAGTTATCGCGTCATTTACACACAACGTCATAAATAAAGTGTCTGCATTCACCGAAGATGATAAGCAGAATTTAGTCAAAGAATATGAAGAATTAGAAAGAGAAATTTACAATCAAACATCGTGTTTTATTTAGTGTGTATTTAAAAAAAAAAGTAAGTTAAATATTGTATTAATGTCTTTTTTTACAGTTAAATTTTATATATCCGTATTTTATATCAACAGTCATGTCTAATACATATATATTTCAAAATGACAAATTAAAAAATAGTTTCAAGAATATTATATCTATAAAAAAAGAAATAGGTCTCACAAAAAATAATGTTACATCTAAGTTGAACCAATTAAAACAATTGCACGGTGAATTAATAAAGGATAACAATAAACATATTTTTTTATTTTGCCTGGATTCGTTTTATTATCAATATAAGATATTTGCAATGGAATTTGAACATGTTAAGAAAGTAAGAGCTATTTTAAATAATCGTATGTATTGTGATTATTACAAATTACATAATATTATTATCAAATTTTGTAAAGAACATATACCAGATGAAACATTGAATGTTCAAACATTTCCAGTATATAAAGATTTGGAACCATATCAAGAATATCGCATTGAAGATATTTCACTCTTACATGAAAGTATTTTGAATCTTATTAATACCTTATATAATGAAACACAAACTAAAACCGACACTATATTGCATTATAATGATAACCATAAAGTAGGGTTCTCCATATCTAATTTTTTAAACACGTTGACACATGAAAATCGTATATTACAAGAACAGATAACTCTATATATTAATTATATTTCTTTTTTTCATATCTCACAAAAAAAACAGTTGAAAAAATTACATATTCGTATTCAGGATTTTTATAAAGAAGTTGATGAAAATATTAATATGAATTATACATTTTCTATAGATGATATTAGCAATGATGATTCATTTGATTTAATAAATGAAGGTGATAATTTAAGTACAACTGAACTTGCTGCTATGGCCGATGCTATAAATTCAAAAGAAAAACAAGTTGTTGTAATTAATCAAAATGATGATAATAAAGCGGAAATTACAGATAAAGTAGTGACATTACCCTCATTTAAATCATTAAGTGACACAGTAAATTAGAACCAAGCTATTTATATGCAGTATAAAATATACATATTATTTAGAAAGATGTATATTTTTTTTTGAAATATTTTTATATTTATAATGTATAACTGAGTATGCCAAATAATAATGAACAATATGATACTATACCATCACCTACTACTATAAATGGTGAAGATGCAGATACATTAAATTCAGATACAAAACTTAATAAACTGAATAATCCAAAAGTTAAAAAAGTAGAATGGTCTCCTGAAAATGAATTAATTATGGTAGAATGGTGTGATGTAGCACAGTGTTATAAATGGCTTAATGCACGTTCTCATGCAAAATATGCATATTTACATGCATGGTTTACAATTCCTGCTATTATTTTTTCAACAATTAGTGGTACAGCATCCTTCGCGCAAGATAGTTTTCCTGAATCAATTAAATCATATGCACCAGCTGTAATTGGTAGTATTAATATTACAATTGGTATATTAACAACTATTCAACAATATTTAAAAATATCAGAATTAAACGAAGCTCATCGTGTTTCTTCCATTGCATGGGATAAATTTGCACGTAATATTCGCATTGAATTATCAAAAAAACCATCTGAAAGAACTGAAGCTGGAGGTTTTATTAAACATTGTCGCATGGAATTTGATAGACTTATGGAAACCAGTCCTGATATTATTGAAAAAGTAGTGAATGATTTTAAAAGTAAATTTTCTGGACAACCAGATACTGAAAAACGAAGACGGTATGATCAATTAAAGAAACCAGATATATGTGATACATTAATCAGTGCTAATGAAACCAGACATAAATGGTATTTAGACATAGATAATGATGTTATTGAAATGAATGATGATTTAACCGATGGTGTTATGCAACAAAAAAATCAATTAATATTGGAACAGCAAACTTTACTTGCTGAACGAGAAAAAGAAATAAAAACAAAATCTGAGCTTGAGAAACAATCTGTACGTATGCAAATTGAAACTATGAAAAGTAACCAAGATCAACAAGCTGAGCGTGATAAATATATGAATGAACAAGTTAAACACATAGAAATATATGTTAAAAACTTTGTAGATGTTTATCAAAGAAAACCATTACGTGAAGAAATTACTGATAATTTATCAACACAAGTTCCTGCTAATATATTAGAAATATTTTTTGCCAGTTATAAAACAACTGATAATGTATAAGATGGATATTACATAATAATTACAATAAATATTATGTGATTTAAATTTCTATAAATGTTTCAATTGAATATGTACCATAAAAAGATTGTTTATTTTCATTTTTAAATGTAAATACAACATTTTCGTCTAATACTACGTCCATATTATTTTTACTTTCATCACTTGAGACATCACTATCACTATCACTATCACTTTCTTCAATTGATTCATCCATATCACTATTACTTTCTTCAATTGATTCATCCATATCACTATTACTTTCCTCACTTGATTCATCCATATCACTATTACTTTCCTCACTTGATTCATCCATATCACTATTACTTTCCTCACTTGATTCATCCATATCACTATTACTTTCCTCACTTGATTCATCCATATCACTATTACTTTCCTCACTTGATTCATCCATGTCACTATTACTTTCCTCACTTGATTCATCCATGTTCTCGGTTTCTTCAGGTTCTTTGTCATTTTCTTCGGTTTCTATCTCCATGTTCTCGGGTTCTTCGGGTTCTTTGTCATTTTCTTCGGTTTCTATCTCCATGTTCTCGGGTTCTTCGGGTTCTTTGTCATTTTCTTCGGTTTCTATCTCCATGTTCTCGGTTTCTTGAATAAGTTCTTCGTAAAATAATGCAAAACGTTTAATGTTAGTGTAATTACCGTTCAATGCCTTTGTAGAAAATACATAAGTATCATGATAAATTGGATGATTAATTTGTGGTGGAATCAACAATATATCATCTGTATCGTTTTCATTTACATCATTGTATAAATTTATATAGTTTTTGTCGTCATTTTCACTACATATATGTGAAATTATTGGCATTACGACAGGTTCTCCATTCCTTGTATTTAATTCGGTAATAAATGAATTTTTTTGAAATAGCGTAATAATATCATTGTCTATGTAAACATCATTAATTTTTCGTTTGTTTATTTCATCTACAATAGCGAAAACGTATTCATTTGTTTTAAATTTATTATTGTATACATCAATATGCAAATCAGTACAATCAAAAAATACATATAAATTATTAGTGTCATCTTGTTCCATAAATCCTCTATATCTGGTTTTAATATCAGTATCATCATCAATATCAGTTTCTTTTAAAATATTATCATGAAAAAAGCGAATACATTGATGTAAAAACTCATTATTAACAGAATTGTTCTCTTCTTGTTCTGAGTCACTATCATCATCATCATCATCATCATCATCATTTGAATACATAATTTTTGAAACACTGGATTCCTGTATACTTTTCATATCTAAATCAAATACTGGAAAAATAAACTGTGAATTGTTTTTGCTAAACATAAATTGTAAAAAAGGAGTTTCTAATTTGGTGTTTACCGAAAATGGACATATATGTATTTTATAGTCGTTTAATAGATTTCGTGGAAATAAAATAAGGTCATTTGACAACATTAAATCATCTAAATATTTATATGAAGTGTTTATATTTTCAGTTTTTATGGTATTTGTATCTATTTTAGGCGGTTGACTGGGTATAAATGGGTCAACAATACTGTCAATTTCGTCTGGTATATGATTAACTATACCATTTTTTAAAAAATGTTTTTCAACGAAATTGCGTTGTTCTTGAGAAGTGAATGACATTATATACAATAAGCTCTAAAAAAGTTGACACGAATATTCGCAATCAATTAATTATGCGAAATAACATAAAGAATAATCTTTATACATTAATAACATAGTAAACTTACAACCGTTTATTAGCATTAACCCAACCAAGTTTTTTAAAGATGGACGAATATAACAATGATGAATATAACAATGATGAATATAATAATGATGAATATAGCATGGACGAATATAATAACACATCGTATCCAGGTAATGCATCAATTATTTCAGAAGATTCAACTGTATTTACAGAGGTAAAGGTGAAGAAAAATGGTAAATTTGTTAGTGCTGATCCTGGTCATAAACGTATTGGAACAAAGAAAAATAAATTGGAATATTTTGCAACGGGTACTATTCCTGGTAATCTTATTCGTAATGCAGTTACAGGTATTCCAGAATATGATAGAGTCGGTGGTGCAATGGCAGAAGACCAATATTTTAAAGTCAGGTACGCAGGTAATGATAGTACTAATAATCTGGATACATTGTATTATGATAGTCCTGAACAATTTGAACGACATATGAATTGTAGATTACGTACAAAGACAAAGCAAGTCTGGAAAAACAAATATGATAGTACTATTGTAAATAATAGTGAATAAAAATATCATAATAGTATAACTTTAGTATGAATAATTTTCATATGCCTATGATGTCTTATGTATTTATAGGAGTGACAACGCTCGTATTAACATATGCAACAATTGCTGATACTGATAATGAAATAATACTTGCACCGCCAGAATCCAGTGAAACATCAAGTGTAATAGATGGATTGAATATTCCATCCGTAAATGGAACTATAGATAGTATAAAATCGTTGAACCCATTTAATGAAAATGACAAAAATATTCCAGTAGCAGTTCCAGTAACACCAGATACACCACCTGATACACAACCAAAAACAACTGAATCACTACCGAACAAAAATCCAGCATATGGTGGTAAAAAAAAACAAACAAAAGGAAAAAATAAGAAAAATCCTATTAAGAAACAAAAAACAAAAAGAAATCGTAAATAAAAAATTGATAATTTGATATAATATTATAATAATATTATATCAACATGTTAATAACAACTGATGAAACTAATTTTATAACAGCATTTAATGCATTTATACAAACAAAACAACCATACCAATATGTGTATACATCATTCGGTTCAAAATTCAATAACCAAGATGTATATTTCAATGCAGGTTCAAATACATTAACAACTCGTGTCGATACAAATGCAGTTATACAGATGGTACCTATGTTTTTACGAACAAAACCAGAAACTTCCCATATATTAAATATAATAATTGATATTTTTCCTACACAGGCAGATATGGATATGAATACGCGATTAATAAATGAGGTAGTTACTGATAATATGGATTGTATATTAATAAATATGAAGTGTACATATAGAAATATACAAACGGTCGTTGGTAGAATAATGGAATTGGTAAACAAACAATCTATTCCTCCGTTAAATATGATGTTATGCAATTATATAAAATTTATGAATGAACCAAATATGACTGAATATGAAGATGAGTTAATGATACCTAAGGCTATACAAAATGTATTATACAAAACAAAATATGAAAATACTTATTATGAATGGTATGGGTATAAAATGGGATTATATGATTGTATTTATAATGTATCCTTTTCAAAAAGAGATTTATATTTTTACCAAACCACTATGAATCTAATTAGATATATAAATTTAATAGCAAAAATGCACATTAAGAATCCATGTAACAAAATAGAAGGATTGTTACATAATTCTTATGATATAACATGTTGTGTAGATATAGAAATGGATTGTAATCCAATAGCATATCCAATTAAATATACATTATATATGTAAATCCGGTTTATAATTCATCTAAACAACGTTTGAAGAATTGTCCAAGTTGATTTTTGTCGGTACCGGAAAAAACATCATCAGGTGCATAATGAGTATTACCTTTATTATAACAAATAATAGTAGGTATTCCTTGTGTAATTTTTTTACTTTTTAAAAATGCATATACATCAAGACTATTATCAACATCAATTATAGCACATTGTACGTTATCTGGCATAGAAAGAAAGTGACGACTAACATCATCTTCTATAATTTTACATGGTTCACACCATTCGGCTCCAAATTTAACAAATATCAAACCAGGATTATTACCAAGAGAAGATAAAAATTGTTGTCTATTTTCATAGTGAGTTATAATAGGTAGTCCCATTTCTATAATAATTAGATTTATTTTTATATATATTTTATGTAAGAACATATATATAATTATCTCAATTAAGTTATAATATGCAAAAACAAGAGGATTATAACTTAGACATTCATATGTATAGTTTACAAGAATTACTTGGGTTATTTGATTTGACTTATTCAATTACTTTGGAAGATATGAAACGTGCAAAAAAGAAAGTATTAATGACCCATCCTGATAAATCAAAGTTAGAGCCAAAGTATTTTTTGTTTTATAAAAAGGCATTTGATATTGTAGTGAAATTTTATGAGAACCAGAATAAACAAAACGCAAAAATATCAAATGAGAAAAAGAATTATGAGGTAGGGCATCAAAATTACGATAAAGAAACCACACGGCAAGTAAGCAAAAATATTCAATCAATGAATAAACAACAATTTAATGATACATTTAATCAATTATTTGATAAAAATATGGTAAATAAACCAAATACTGAAAGAAATCAATGGTTTACAAATGAATCTCCTATATATGAAACAAGTGAAAAAGTGAATAGTCAAAATATGGGACAAATTATTGATAACATGCGAGATAACCAAACAAGTTTGGTAAAACATCGTGGTGTTGAGAACTTATATGTGAACAGTGAATTTGGCAATTCTATTTATGATGATGAAAGTAATGATATATATGTGACAAGTGACCCTTTTAGTAAATTAAAATTTGATGATTTACGTAAAGTGCACAAAGACCAAACAGTATTTGATGTTAGTGAGAAAGATATTCATAAAGTACAACAATTTTCTTCTGTTGACCATATGATGCGAGAACGTGGTAAGCAATCATTGACCCCCCTTGAGAAACAAGAGGCTGAACGTATATTAGCTCAACAAAATACACAATACCGAGAACAAATGATGCAAAAGGAATATGCAGATAAATTAAAAACAATGCAATATGAAGAAAAAAATAAAAGTGTTCTTTCTACATTTATGCTACTGAAGAATGATAAATAATTTTGTTTAGAAATATATTGTTATTATATATATAATAATTCATAATATGTGGCCTAATAAAAAAAGGGGTTCATTACAAGAATCAACAACGAAACGCCAACGGTCTACAGAAACGGCTGCATCACCAGAAACTGGACCTGATAATTTGGTGACAACCATTAATAGTAGTGGTTCACCAATCCCAGATACGAACCATATTCAGGAGTTTGATAGTAATAATTCACCAATACATACTATCTCAAACAGAGGTACTACCGAAAGAAACCCACCTAGTTCATGTGTTAGTGCTATGTCTCAAGGTTCTAATGAAGGATGGACACAATTAGGTGAGGAGAGCCAATATAGTGAAGAAACGGTCAAATGCAGTCCATATTTTAATCAGGTGCGATTAGAGAGATTAGAGAATGAAAGACAACAAGAAATAAAAGAAGAAATAAAACAAAAAGAACTTCAGGAATGGTCCAATATTATAAAAAGTCAAAAACCAACAGACAAAACTTCATCATCATATCAAACATTAAAAGATAATTATAGAGTAATAAAAAATGCTTATGAACGTGCAAATCATGAAGAAAAAGGGAAGATAATAGATAATATACTAAATCCATCCAATATATACAATTCATCTTCAGGTGATGATACACACGACGAAGAAGAATCACCAGGTGCAAAACAAGCTATGGAGGAAGAATCAATAGAGGAAAAGGATACACCCGATGCAGTTATGGTTGTTAACAGTAGGTTAAACAATATATATGCTACTTTACAAGCGGCAACTAATAAAGATGATGCAAAAAATGTGGCAAAAGAACACGTACAAAAAACATTTCAAACATTTGAAAACGCATTACATAATAATGATGCCATCGACGATGAAGATATCCTATCAATAATTGACGAGAGTAAAATAAAAACAACTTGTAAATCAGGCAGCAGTGAATGTTCAAATATATCAATGGTAACTGATATGATTTTACAGTTACCAGAATTAAAAAATAAACATGGTAACAGAATGCTTGAAACTGGAGCAAGAAGTAGTAATGTAGATGATATAATTAACGCTATTTTAAGTACTAATGAAAGGAAAAAAGAACACATAGATTCAGGTGAAAAAACAAAATTAAGAGATATTGGTGAAAGAAATATGCCAACAGACAACCAATTTGAGAATGTATGGGGTACTAAGTTGAATGCAAAAAATGAATGTTGTTATTTATGTGGAGGTAAATTAGTAAATGAACTACAAGTTGTTCCTGAAATGGAACATAAATTACCCAGTATTGAATTTTATACAAAAGTTCATAATATTAATGAAGAATATCCACAGTTATTAGAAAAATGGAAAACATATATTAATTCTGACGAGATAGAAGCGAAACCCTTATATATGTATATAAATTGTAATGGTCAGACATGGTATCAAAATCCTGAAAGATTTCTAAAAGCTCAATTTGATAATTTATTAAACCCATTTATAACCAAAAATAAAAATGAAACAGATATTTATAAATTTATTGCATTATTAAAAGTATATTTAATGGAATTTGCATATTCTCATCATTTATGTAATCAAATAAAAGATAATGATAATTTAAAAAATGCCAGAATTAGAGATACATATATAAAAAGAATACAAGCTTGTATAGCTAACGTTCAATCAGGTAAAACACCTGGGGAACCGCGAGTAAAAATTAATAAAGTAAAACAAGAAAAGGAGTATATCAAATTTGACGATTACAGTAATGGAATAATTGGCACTCATTTTCAGGTAATAAATCAATTAATTGGTAAATATGCAGACTTATATGATACATCGACGAAAAAAACATTGTTAAAATTAAAAATTATAATGGTTCAATCAATTAAAGCAACAATAAATTCTATGATTGACAAAATAAATGTAACAAAGAGTAAAACAAAAAATAAAAGTGATACTCAAGTTGCTAATAACAGATATATACCAATGTTGGATGAGTTGGATGCATCCAAGGCAGCAACTGAAAAAAAGAGTCAGCAACATGGACGTCAATTAATCTTATTTGAAAAAAACAATCCATCATATGTTGATTATGATACAAAACTTCTAGAATATAATGATACGTTGGATGAATTAGAAAATGCAATAAACAATGATTCTTTTGATTATTTACAATACCGTCTTCTTCAACATAGAGCACGTAAAGTAAGTGCAAAAAAAGGAGGAAAAGGAACTCGTAAAAAGCGAAGAACGAAAAAGCGAGGCGTAAAACGTTGTAACAAAACACAACGTCATAGAAAAACAAAAAAGAAATAAATAATTACGTTAAATGCATATGCTTGACTGATCTTTGTTTGGTTATCCATTCTTTATCCAAATCCAATATAGTCTTACTATAATATGTAGTTTTTTCTTCAATATCACTATAATTATCATACTGTGTAACAGTTAATGGTGTAATAATATACCAATAATCCTGCATTTGTAATTTCAACCAGTAACGGTCAATGGCATATTCATGTTTATTAGTAGAATTTTGAATTAATTTTCCTAATCCTTCTTTATAATTAGCGATTAATGTATCATAATACTCTTTTTTTACAATATAACCAGTAGTTGTTTGGCAGTAAAAAACACGAGATGCATATTCATATAATTTTTGAAAAGGTGGACAATTATTTCCACTAACAATTAATACATTCCAATTAATAGTATCATTATCAACAAATTTTTGTAGGTTTTTTTTAAATAATTCAGGATTGGTAAACGTAATATCATCTTCACAAATAAAAACCTGTTCATAGTCACGTGTTTTTGCTAATTCCAAACATTTTATATGACTAAGTGTACATCCAATTGCTGGTGTTTTTGGTTGAATTCCCGCAACTCTTTCCGCACTAATACCCATTTTACTAAATTCTTGTGTAATATGTTCTAATCTATCTGTACGATGGTCTAAATTAATAAAAAGTGTATGTTCAAATAATTCCATTTATGAATTTTATATTATATATAATTCATAATATTTATGTTTAATAATGTTTCCGCAATTATATTATTGTGATATTTCTATATTTTCTAACATATTATCAATAGTTGCCTTAGATTCATTACGAACAATTTGTGTATATAAATCACCATGAGTTTTTTGTAATAATTTCATATCATCTTGTAATGTTTTTACAGTTTGTGTTAATTGGTTCATATTTTGTGTAATTGATTCAATATTCTCTTTTAATGAAGTAAATACATTATCTTGATTATCTTCTTCATCTTTCCAAGAAACCGTTTTTTTATCAAGAGTAGGTTGTTCAATCTCTTGTATTGAAATATTAATGGTAGAATCTGTATCTATATGAAGTTTGGGTCGTTCACTTTCAATTGAATGGATATTTTGTTGTTTTAACGGTGCACTCATATTAACAGGTGGTGGAATATTATTCATATCATATTCTCGTTGTTTGAGTTGTTGTTGAACCAGTGTATCCATATTTTCAATAACCCCGTCATCATTATTTTCTGTAAAATTTACATCATCCGGAATATTGCGTTTATTCATAGCGGCATATTCAGTTTGGCGTTGTTCAAACTGGTTTGTATAAATTTCTTGACGGTTATTACTAACAATAGGAGGGGTATTTATAGTATATGAATTAACTGGTTGAACCACATTAGTATTATTGATAGGTGATGTAGGGTTAGATTGGGGAGTTGTTTGTTCTCGTATATTTTGAATCATATATGAAATAGTTTCTTTGTTAACACGATTTAATCCATTTACTGTTAATTTTTGGTTTTTATATTGGTCATAAAATTTACTAACGATAGATTTAAACCAATTAACTTTTGTATCCGGAGTATATTGTGAAAAAAATGTTTGAATATATGAGTTTTTACTTATAACATTCCATAGTAATTCTTGATTTTCAGATACAATATATAATGACATGATGTATAAAAGTATGTCATTATATCTATATTTGTTAATTAGTTAATGTTTTTTTGTTTTACGATGTCTGTCTTTTAGTTTATGTTTTCTTGACCTTTTTTTCTTACTGCCTCCCATGGCAGGTATTGGTTTAAGACTAATGTTTTCTTTATAAGAATGGAAAAAATTGGTAGTAGGTTCTTGTTCATCTTTTGGTAAATTACTATTTCTAACATAACCAAACACGTTTTCTAAAAAGTGCTCTACTTGGTCTTTTGAGGAGAAAGTTGAATTAATATTTTGTGGAGTAATTTTAATATCATTGATTAAGAATCCTTTGCTATTTTTTTTTTCACTCCCAAATATATCTATGGTGACTCGTGGTTCGCCTCCGTATTGGGAAGGGTCAGCAGCCGGTTCAACGGCCGATTCAGTATCATTACCTGCACCAGCAGCCGGTTCAACGGTCGGTTCAGTATCATTACCCGCACCAGCAGATTTATTAACATCATCTGTATTAGCATCAACAGAAGCAGCACTAAACATGGTTCCCATTATATTATATAAGTTATACTATAATGATAAAAAATTACGAATTAAAATATTTTTTTCTATAACTATGCATATGTTTATCTGGTATTCGTTTATTTTTAAAAAAGTCTATTTTTTCTGTATAAGTCTTAAATTTCTTTTTCTCAGTCTTATTGGTAAGCATAGTAATAATAAAGAATAACGAGTACATACCACACTCGTTGTTTTGATATTGATGTTCCATAGGACAATTCTCATAAAAATGAATATGTAATGGATTTTCTAATAACAATCCTTGGTCAATAATACGGGTAACTAATGATTTGATTTCACTTGGTATGGATTCACCGTTACTATCCATATAAAAAATGAATTGGTCTTCTAAATCAAGAAATAAAGAAACCCAATGAGAACCATTTTGTGTATGATTGTCTAAATTAAATACAATTCCTATTTTTGTTTTTCCAGTATCAATATATGATTTTAAATCAAATGTACAGAGTTCTTCCCAAACACATGTGCCATTATGTTCGGGTGGACGTGTATCAAAATCAATAGGTGTTGGTCCAATAATTCTAAAGTTTTTATGAGATTTTTCATACTGTTTGAGAACCGCTGCAATATCAAAATTGGAAAGCCATTTATCCGGGTTTTTCTTCCAAGATTCAGGGTGCTTAGGTGCAAAAGATTCCTTAATAAGTTTATTTTTTACCTGAGTATCTGTAATGGATTCTAACCAACAATCTTCCCTGTTGCATGTTTTTAAATTGCTTTTTAATTCATTCCATATTTGTTTAGGACTTGTAGATTTGATAGTTTTTTTACGATGTTGTGTATTGAAAGAATCTTTTAATTTATATAACACATCATCAGTTAAACAACTAATACCAACACTTGTTTTACCTTTTGTAATAGGATTACAGTTTATTGGTTTTAATTTTCTGGTTTTGGTAACCTTTTGTTTTTTACGTTTTGTTGACATGGTTAGTTATATATTACGTAGATTAAATAGTCTTCTTTTATTCTTCTTTTTGGTTTTATTTTTGTTTTTCTTTTTGGTTTTCTTTCCGCCATAATATTTTAAAGGTAAATTAATTTGTATATCATCTGCATTGTTACAAGGTACTGTACAAGTATAATCATAAGCACGAAAATTCACATTATCACCAAAAATATATTTTAACCTATCCAAAAAATAACTTAAACGAATTTTATCAATATGGGTTGGATTTTCTGGATCATTTACAGAGACATTCCAATTAGAAAAATCTCTGTATTCTTCATTATTTTTTTCAGGTGGTGGATTATGTTCATTTAGAAAAAAATCTTTCATTTCACTATAGTCTTGAACGTTATATTCAGTATTATAAATTTTTTCATAATTTAACTCTGTATAAGAGATTTTATCACGATTAAAATCTAAAAATAAACGGTTTAAAAAATTTAAATTGAATAAATTAAATCTTGTTTCAAGTGAATCATTATCTCTTGGAAATACTAATTGATTATTATTATCGTGAACAGATATTAACCAAACACCTGCATATAAATCATTAGAAGTTTTTCCTATAAATTTATCATACGGCATTTTATCAAAAAAATATTTTTTTTCAGGCGTTGGATTATTTTTACGAAAATATTTTAGTAGACGTTCGTGTTCATCGTTAAATTCCCAAATAGTTTTTTCACATATATCAATATTATCACCAGTTGCATTATATAAATCTATATTATAATTTTGATTTAACTCAGTAGTAATTATGCAACCGTGAATAATCATGGCAATGGTTACTGTATATTTTGTTTTATTCTTTGATTTTTTTGTATTTATAGTTTTTCGTGTTTTTTGTGGTGTTTTGTTTGTTTTATAGGGGTGTTTTTTGATAGTATCACTAAATAATACCATTGTTAGTTATATAGTAGTTAGAAAAATATTAGCGGTAATATATAGAACATATGTTACCGTTTATATCCAACTTGTTTTCATTTACGCACCCTAACAATGTATGTATGACCTACATGCAACATTTTTGGTTTTCAATGTCTTTGTGTCTTCGGTTTGCTATAGGTAGTATACAAGCGTTTATTCACGCATTGTTACCAGATTACTATATTACTTCATCAAGTGATTTAGTAAGAGAAATTCAATACGATATCTCCAAGATTGGATGCCGTGATTAATTTATTAGCGGTTGTTTGAAAACATACGCATATCATAATTTGCAATAGGTAGATTCCCTTTTTTAACAACCCGGTCTTTACTCCACAGAGAACTAGTAGACTTTTGTGAATAAGATGAAGTATCAGTATCGTCGTTCATATTACCAAATAAGGTGTCATCTTCATTATTATATTGGTCATTATGATGTCTTTCATCATCTTTCATTTTAAAATGTCGTATAAGATGTTTAGTATATGTATTAAATATTTGGTAGATGTCTGTAGAGATTTCCATATCAGGTGAATCAATCATATTAGCAGTAATTTGTAATATTTTTTCACGATATTTACGTTTATCATCAATAGTTTGATTATCCAAAATTGCTTGTTCTGGATTGGTTTGTGCAACATATTTACGATAATGATTTTTATTCATTAATAATGCGAGAGTTAATTCATCCATATCTGTATTGTTAACGCGGTTATCTAAGTTATTATTATCTTCGTTTAATAATTTATTATTAGAATCTGGAGTTGTATCTTCCTGCATACTAATGAAATATATATGTTATAAGAGTATTATTTTATTTATTTTATTTAGTAATTATAATTTCATGGCTATAATAATATTGTGCTATACTATATAATAGATTACATGTCATCTACTCTAATACCTCAAAAAAATGGCGATCAAACCAACTCTCGTAAAATATTAAGCAAATCATGGAACCAAGAAAACGTAATAGGTACTATCAATAATAAGAAACGTATACTTACCCCATTTAGGGCAGCAAACAATTTAGGTGATTTCCTTATACGTAAAAATTATGTATGTGGTGGACCTAACCAAATAAACCCTGGTAAAACAGGAACAAAAACATCAATCGGTTCTATAATAAGCGCGTGTGATGGTTCCGGCGTAGACGGTGCATCGTGCAACCCCAAATTCGTTTCCGATTCCTCTGATTATGTACGTTTTCGTAAATTACGTGCTATGAATAAAAATTACACTGGAAGATAAACAATATAATTTATATCACTATGTTATAGAATCATTGTGATATGTTTAAAATGATGTATAGTAAGACAAATATAAATAATGGTGCATTATCAGGTGCTAAACCAATGCCTCTAAAGGATAGTACAAGTAATAATGAAAGTACATTTAATATGTCAAGAAAAACTTATTTGGAAACAGTTCCATCAACCCCTATTACAAATGATATAAAACTACAAAAAAAATGGTTAGGAAATCGTGATGCCTCCCAAATTGTAGCAAATCGTCGTAATGTAGCAGTTGGTAAAGGAACATTAAATGAAGGTGCTGGATTATATTCATTTACTGCATATAATGAAATAAATGTACAGAATACTGCATTACGACGTTGTCGTGCAGGTGGTTCTGGTGCTCTACCTAAACAAAATGCACGTTCTACAAACGAGTTAACCCGTAAATATGCACCAGTTCAATATTCAAATGTAAATGGCGTAGTAAGTAATAATTATATAAAGAATTTTTATGGTAATAATGCACCAGTGAGTTATCATTAAATATAAGTGACCGGATTAATACGAGTTTCATTGATATTATGATGATATTTATAAGTATTATTTGTTAATGTATAGTTTTCATTTATTGTAGAAATACTATACATGGGTTCATTAAACATGGTACGAATAATATGATTTGTATACAACAAATATACATACATTATATTTAATCCAACGATAAGAAGTAAATAATCAAACATATTGAACTTATTGTAATAAAGATAAAAGAGTAGTTAATTTCAATTTTTTTCACAATATACATATATATTGTGTAATGTACAGTTATTTAGTTGAATTTTTTGGTGCTGCGTTCTTTATTTATGTTATCTTTGCAACTGGAAATCCTTTAGCAATTGGTGCTGCATTAGCCCTTGCTGTATTAGTAACAAGTAATATCTCGGGTGGACACATTAACCCTGCCGTGACAATTGCAATGGCTTCTGCTGGTAAATTACCTATAGATGAAGTTTTGCCATATTGTTTAGCACAAATCATGGGTGGATTAACAGCCCTTCAGTTATACAAACGTTATCAATTATAAGTAAAAAATTATGTAATAATAAATATTTTATTATATAATTTACTTTGTTTTGTTCATTGCGCGAAATAATATAAATAAGCCGACTAAAGAGAGGGAACCAATATAGATACTGGTAATTCTATCGGGTGTAAATCCTGTAAAATTTTCTTTATCTTCCTTTTCTTTATCTTCCTTTTTTTTTAAATCTATTCCTTGAATGCTTGGTAATTTATCTATAATCTGGGTTTCCTTAAATGCTTCAATAGCAACGGGTGTTTTTTTAGACATAGGAGTAAATGCAGAACCGGATGATGGTTTCCAGAATGTTGTTGATTCCATATTTTCAAAATTATCCATCAATGGACATTTTTTAACAGTAAAATTGTCCTTTATTGTTTTACCATTACTTCCTGCATTCTTGCGACGGGTTTCATCTTGTGATAATTTGGGTATGTTATTTAAAAAACTTTTCATTTTATATATACATTCATTGATATATTTATTTCCTATAATGCTAAATAGTTATAAAATAATAAATACACTTTTATAATTACTAGATCATTATCAATTTTTTCTTTTTAATAACGTTTTTGCATGTTTTGCTGCCTTTTTTGCATTTTGAGTAAACAACCTTTTCATTTTTACCATTTCTCGTGCTTCTATTTTTTTATTCTTCTCAGCAATCTTATTTGTTTTCATTATTTTTTTTTGCATTTTATTAGATTGAATATGAATACGTGATATTATATTTCGTTTGTAATAACGGCGTATTTTACGTTCATAAACTAACATTCTTTGTTCCTGTTCTTCTTCTTTAACCTTATTAGAAATTTTGGTTAGATGATGTAGAAACCGAATTAGTATTCGTTTTATTTGATAGTCAAAATCATTATTATATGATACAAGTGTTGATAGAAGGTTAAAACAACTTTGTATTTTTTCAACAACATTATTATGATAATATTTATAAATGAAGATAGGATTGTCATTAGTCATAATAATACGTCTTATATAAGCGGAAAAATATAAATCTTGTTTTAATAATTGTATAACTGGGTGCGAGTGTATTTGGATTTCATTATTTTTTAAAAATGTAGTTGGTGGTAATAATTGTTTAATATATGGTCTTGTAGAATATCCACTTGTATCATCATTTTTTTTAAAGAACTGCATATAAATAAGTTGTTCATATTTACGAAAAAGATTAAGTGTATCTTTTGACCTATATAAATATCGTATTGTTTCTGTGATTAGAGGTGTTAACATTTGCATCCGTGTTTCAATATCTATAAAATCATAGATAGTTAAACGTAATTCAATTGGTAACCATTTAATCCATGTAGTCCAATGTTTATTACGGTCTGCCGGCATATTAATAATATTATTATAATACTATAATATTATAATAAATTATATCAATTTTTTATTTAATTTAAAAATCTGCCTTGAATTCAAAAACATCATCATCTACTGTTTTATTTGCAAGTGCATACTCAGAGTTAGTTCGTTCAAAGAAATTTACCTTTGATTCCATACTAATTAATTCCATAAAATCAAAAGGGTTTTGTGAATGATAAATTTTATCATATCCTAATTGTAAAACCAACCGATCAGCAACATATTCTATATATTGAATCATTAATTTTGAGTTCATACCAATCATTCTACAAGGAATAGCTTCGGTAATAAATTCTTTTTCTATAGCAACCGCTTCTTGAATAATTTCATATATACGAGTTTTATTTAGTTTTGTTTGTAATTTTGAATATAATAATATCGCGAATTCAGTATGTAATGCCTCATCGCGTGAGATAAATTCATTAGATAATGTGAGTCCTGGCATGAGTCCACGTTTTTTAATCCAATATATAGAGGCAAATGAAGCAGAAAAGAAAATACCTTCAATCGCAGCAAATGCTACAAGACGTGATGCAAAATTACTACTTTCATCTCCTATCCATTTTTTTGCCCAATCTGCTTTTTTTGCAATACATGGATAATTTTGGGTAGCTTCAAATAATTTCGTTTTTTCTCTACTGTCATGAATATAGGTATCAATTAATAAACTATACATTTCTGAATGAATATTCTCCATAGCAATTTGAAATCCATAAAATGCACGCGCCTCTGATAATTGTACGTCATTCATAAATCGGTTTGCTAAGTTTTCAAGAACTAATCCATCAGACGCAGCAAAAAACGCCAATACCATTTTAATGAACTGTTGTTCATCAGTGTTTAACTTACTCCAGTCATTAATGTCTTTGGATAAATCAACTTCTTCAGCTCGCCAAAAACAATCAACTTGCCTTTTATACATTTGCCAAATGTCATCATGTTGAATAGGAAACATAACAAAGCGATTATCGTCAGGAATTAAGATACTGTCAGTTGATGGAATTTCTGCCATAGACCTTGCTAGATATTATACTATATAGATTTTATCTTGTTTTAAAAAAACTATTTATCTTTATAATGAGTATAGTTTTAGAAAATGTATTGTTGTACTTAATTGCATATTTGTAGCCAATAATTTATTAAAAATAATATTTTATTATATTACGATAAATGTGGCGAATATATTTATTATTTTTGAATTATTACAACCGATAAGTTTACAATAATATGAAATAATAGTATCTGTCCATACTATATTTAAGATATATGAACCAATTGGATTGTCACCCACTGGGTGAACCCAAAAAACGTGGTCGTAAATCAAAAAAACAGCTTGAAAAGGATATGATGAAAGAGTATCGTTATGAAAATCCCGAAGAAGCAGATTTGTTACCCTTTACTAATAAAAAATTATATGAAAATCTACAATACGTATCATCTGCAGAAAAACATCGTTTGGAACAAAAATTTACAAAACCTAAAAATGGACCACAGCGTGATTATTATAATTTATTAAATCAACGTACAAAAAAAATTGTAGTAGCAACTGGACCAGCTGGAACAGGTAAAACACTATTTGCAACAGAAATGGGTGTCAAGAATTTTCTAACAAATAATGTTGAAAAAATTATTTTTACACGACCATCAGTAACAGTTGATGAAGATTTAGGGTATTTACCTGGAACATTAGAAGAAAAAATGGCACCCTGGGTTCGTCCTATATATGACATTCTATATACATTTATATCTCCAAAAGATGTGGTTTCATTAATAGAGGAAAAAACAATTGAGATTTCGCCACTCGGGTTTATGCGCGGGCGTACGTTTAAAAACTGTTGGATTATTGCAGATGAAATGCAAAACTCTACAATATCACAAATGAAGATGTTATTAACACGTTTAGGTGAAAATACCCGATTAATCATTACTGGGGATTTAGATCAGCCAGACCGCCATGATGAACTGAATGGATTAGACGATTTTTTAGATAAGTTTAAAGGTAAACGGTCATCAAGTATAACCAGTGTTGAATTTGGAAATAGTGATATTCAACGTGAAGAAGTAGTTAAAGAAGTATTAGAAATATATAGCGGTGATGTTCCAGTCAGTTATCATAATAATAATGAATCCTGTAATAGTGATTAAAAAATAAATATTTATAAAAGTATAAATATTTGTATTATAATATTATAAATGAATAGAACATTACCAACTCACGCTGAAATAACGAATTTTGCAAAACTTACTTTATTAGTATATGAGTATGGTAAAGCATATGAAGTTGACCGTAAAACCACGATAGAAGAATTTGTAGCAGACGTTGTTGAAAATAATGAACAAGATAATTGTCGTATGGATGTAATTAATGATTTGGCCAAATCATCCCCTCATGGAAGGGTTCATAAATTTTTTAGTAATCCAAATACAGATTTACAAGTAGGCATTACAATAAGCGAGACAAATAATCGTATTTGTGTAGTTTTCCGTGGAAGTGAAAGTAAGTATGATTGGTATTATGATTTGGCATTCTTTAAAACGCACGTACATGATGATGTATATGTTCATGGTGGATTTCATACACAATTACATACTGATTGTATGTATGACCAAATAACAATAGAATTAAAAGATTTATTAAGGCATAATCCAGATTATGATATATATGTAACAGGGCATAGTCTTGGTGGTGCTTTATCTACCTTATATGGGTACGAATTATCCAGAGAAATACCTAATAAAATAACAGTGGTTTCATTTGCAAGTCCACGTGTTGGTAATACTCCATTTAAAAGAGCGTTTGATACTCAATCCAATTTAAATCATTATCGCATTACGAATAAACGAGATATAGTAACTGCTGCACCTAATATAAATTTTACACATGTTGGTATAAATATTACACTAACTGATAAAAAATATGCTATATTTTATAATTATGATTATCCGTGGTATTATTTTACGTTTTTTACATGTTGGAGTATAGGCGAACATTCAATGGATGTTTATTATAACCGTTTAAAGAAGAATATATGGACTCAACTATAGAATTATTGGTTTAGTATAAATTTATTTCGGTATATAAATTATATTATCAGTAGAATGATGAAAAGTTTAAAAAAAGTTATGGCGAAGGTTCCTATGAAAAAATTAATGTATAATCGTGGTGTGTTATATGCTTTATGTATTTTAGCACTATTCAATATCGTAATGTATGCTAATTCAAGAGATTTCAACTCTGTGATGACCATGTTAATTGTTGGTGTTTTAGTATCTTTTTTTAGCAAAAACATGATTGTTGTATTAGCCGTAGCTATTGGTGTAACTTATTTATTGAATTATACTTCTGTTAAGTTGATAAGTGAAGGTGCTGAAAACATGAAAAAGGAAGGCGAGGGAGCAGGTGAGGAAGCAGGTGAGGAAGCAGGTGAGGAAGCAGGCGAGGGAGCAGGTGAGGAAGCAGGTGAGGAAGCAGGCGAGGGAGCAGGTGAGGAAGCAGGTGAGAAGGGAGAAGTGGAGATAGCTGAGGATGCAGAAAAAAAGAAAATGTATGATGATTTACAAACAGATTTTAAAGATTTTCAAAAGATTCAAGACTCTATATTAACGGGCATGAAAGATATAGACCCATTATTGACAAAAGCAGAAACTTTTATTGAAAAATTTGAACATTACGGTAAAAAATTAGAGAAGACTGCATAATAAATATATTTTGATTAGTGCATAATAACTATATTTTTGTATGTAAATATTGTATACAAAAATATAAATAATATAACATGGTGAGTATTTTTACAAAATTAAAAAGGGCATTCCGTATGATATCACGTATTCCCCAAATGATAGCAGACGCTATAAAAAATGCAATTGAAAGCATGTTTAGGAAGGCGTTTAGTGGAATCCTGCAAATGATTGAGAACTTCAGAAGGATAGTATGTTTTTTGGAATCAATACCACTGCGTGCACGAAACATTACATCAGGGGTTGAAAATATATTTGATGGTGTAGCTAAAAAAGTAGCAGCACTTGGTAAATCATTTAGTATAGGGTTTGAAAGAACCGGTACATTAGTTGAATATACTGGTGAATATGCAGAAACCCGTATAGAATGTGTAATGAAATTTATTAAGAACTTTTACAAATGTGCTATATTCTATCTTATACGAATATTTTGTGAAATTGTGTATGCAATTATATCATTGCCTGTCATTTTTGTTGGTTATTTATTTGGTGTAGATGCTAACGAAGTATTATTTACACCCCTGGCGGAAGGAATGACATATATAAGTAGTTTTTTTGGTTTTGATATAATATTTAATTTGAAGTATATAACTGAAGGTATTTATGATGATTGTTATTCATGTAGACGGTTGAAAGATTCTGCACTTGAAAATGCAGGACAAAAATGGCAAGATACATTCTCTAAAGAAATACCAAAGATTATGAAAGATGGTGGTGCAAAAGAATTTAGACGAGCTAAAAATCAATTTAATGAAGTATCTGTACTTGTACCGCGAGAACCACATAAGGTACATTAATTATATCATAAAAATAAGAATAATAATGTATACGTATATTAGTATAGATTATTAAGAAATCATGGGTTTTATTCAAGATGTTATAAATGGTGTCAAATATATGATTGAAACATTTAAACGTATTATTTGTTTTTTGGCTTCTGTACCAAAACGAATTAAAAATATAAATGCTGGATTTGAAAATATATTTAATGGAATAAATGCCGAGTTTGATGCAATTGGAAAAAGTTTTGTTATGGGTACTGATAGTATAGCTCTACTTGGTAAATATATAGGTGAGTATATTACTACACAATCAAAATGTGGCTTTAAATTTGCTTCAAATTTTTTCAGTTGTGTATTTTACTATATTGTTGATATTATCATTTATTGTGTGAAAGCAATCGTATATGGTATAGTTCAGTTGGTTTACTGGATTATTTTGGCTCTTTTTAACATAGATATCTCTTATGGAGAGGAACAAATAAAAACGGCAGTAAATAAACTGGATAGTATAACGTCAACTTATCTAGGGTTATCAATTCATGACATCGGTTGGCCAAAATCAGTAAGAGACAAATGTTATTTATGTAAACGTTTAAAAACGTCAGCAATTAAAAAGACAGCAAGTGATGTAAATACTACATTTAATGAAAAAATACCCAATCTGTTTGGTAGAAGTAGAGGAATAATGCGTAGAGGACGCCATCAATTTGAAGAAATATTTAAACTACATGTAAGAGACCCATCAAACGTATATTAGTTTTTTTTTATCATAATAGAATATAAATGGGTAAAAAGTGTGTTCCTGGACTTATATGTATTGAAAATATGACATTATTTGTATTAATTCTTGTTATATTGCTTTTTATATATGTTTGGTATAGCCAATATCGTATTCATCAAAAAACGCATATTACTGGTGATAAAGTAGTTTTAGTAAATACCAGTTCTAATATACCACAATTGGTTCCTATTGCAAGTAGACAAGATGTTTTTAATGACCCGTATTCTCCTCCTGGAAAAAATCCAGTTATATATCCACGTAATTCAGGAGATGTAAGAGGTATACCTGTAAATATACAAACACGTGGTGTAGATAATGATTATCAACAAGTGGGTATTTTAACACGTTCAAATTATTCTGGTGATGAAATGATTTTACCATTAATGGGACGTAAACACATGTCTGGTCGTGATAAATGGCAATATTATACTATATCTGGTACTGGAAATTTAAATACAAAATTACCTATTAGTGTAAATGGACGCAGTTGCACTGGTGAATATGGTTGTGATGATATTTATAACGGGGATGTTGTATACGTTGAGGGTTATAAAGATACCTTTAATGCCACTATTTATGAAAATAATCAATTTCAATATATACCAGTATAAATGTAAATGCAGACAAATATGAATTAATATATCAATATTTAGAGAATATTATATATGAACAAAATTAAACTATATGTTTATTATATAGTTTACTTTGGTATGTCATTTTTTAACATAAATGAAAATAATATTTCTACAGAAGAAAAGATAAAATACATATATAGTGGAGTTTCTATTAATCATCGCGATATTACTGCTCTTACCAATGATCACAGTAAAAATTCCATAAAAAAAAAAGATTTACCCAACGTTGATGGTAAGCGAATACAAGAAAAGAATACGTTTTATCAAATCAAAGTTAGAAATAAAGAACCAAATTTTATTTACGGTGGGTTATCTCCTTCATCATATACTGCAAAATCTATATATTTATTTGGATTATTGCACCGCAATATTTCGGGAATATCGTCAACTGATAAATCTAATATTGTTGGTGAAATTGTCGTTGAACATACTAATACTAACAAACAATTGCAAAAGGTATATACTTGTTTTTTAGTTAAAGAAATTGACAGTAATATTACTGAAGAAAACCCCAAGGGAGATACGACAGATAATTCACTTGATAAATTAGTACGTATGATAAATAATGAACTTCTACCAGAACAATCGTTTGATTTATCTTCAGTTATCCCCAGCCAGACACATTCAATTCATTATGTTGATAAAACGAATCATATTTTTGTCTTTACCAAACCGATTGAAATGAATAAAGATACTGCCAGATTTTTTAAAACCAATTTATCGATCAAAACTAATCTTTTTAGTATTTATCCTACAAATGCGAATAGCAATAAGACTTTATTCTATGGAAGTGAGACTATCCTATTAAATGGTACACCCTCTAATCAAGATGGATTTCGTTTGATGGAAGGTATTGATCAAGAAGATGACGCCGAAGAGACAAATGATATTTGGATAGACTGTTCACCAACGGGTGAAAGTGACGATACTGTTCAAGCATTAAGAAATATACCGGTTGATAGTGAGTATAGTAAGCATAAAGAGCAAATCGATGGATTTAAAATGATTACACATTTTTTCATGTTTATTTTGATAGTCTTATTAGCATTTTTTATGGTACCAAAGTTGTATAAGTCTATTGTTATTGACAGGTTTAATATAGATGCAGATGCGCATATGAATATATTTCATGCAGATATGGCAACTATAATAATAGTTCTTGTTAATTTGGTTGTTTCTTTTTTTACTTCAGTCAGTATTTATTATATAATGTTTCTAAGTTCAATTTCAATAGCCAGTTATGCACTTATACAATTTAACAAAACTCTACCAGAATTTATGACAACTGATGATAGAATTGCTAGTTATGCATCAAATGCTAAATTCCAACCAGAAGGTAAAGATGTTAGTATGTTAGGTGGGTTCTCTATACTTTTGATGATGTTATATGCTCTTGGAGAAAACGTAGAAAATAGTCAAATGCCTAAGCTCTGGCCATATTTATTATTTGCTCTCGTATCATTTTTTATTATATTATCAATTAATTATGCACTTGAATACCAGAATGCAGATGAAGATAAGAAAGCCGATGTGAAATATTTTAATGGTACAATATGGATAACACCACTTATATTAAGTGTGACAGTAATTAGTCCAATTATAATGCTTGTGATAAATAATTCAAAAACCGAGTAAGGAAACACTAATATAAATTATATAATTTCAAATAATGATATTACATAATTAATCGTTTATTGATACATGGAAGCACTTCCAACATCGTTAGCAACAGGACTGAATCCGCTGCTGATAAAACGAGCAGGTTCGCTTTTGCCAACAGGAGCCATCATATCAACCATTTGCTCTTCCAATGTTTCCTTCTTAGGTGGGTTCATTTTCTCCATTTTACTGTCTTTCTTTGCTTGGGTAGGTGTGTGTTTCATAATAACAGCCTTACCGGTAACATTGCTACATCTGCGTAGTAACTCATAACCAGCAAAAAGGTATAAAACAGCAAGTAAAGGATTTGCATAAAAGAAGAGGTATACTGTTATAGCAAAAATACCAACCATACCGATTGGTCCGTCAATCATACCACATAACATACTGGGTGCTTCAATAGGCATAGCAATATACACTACAAGCAAAAAGGCTAAGCCCATTTCTAATTGTGTCATGTTTTTTAGGAAACTGGGTGCTTTCATTTTATATACAATAGTATTATATTTTGTGCTTTGGAAAATTGAATTAAAAAGTCCTAAATTACTATATACATCTACATTTAACGATAGTATGAAGAAAACTTCGGGATATTCAAAGGAATCACGAACCAATCCTGTTATTCTTACAACAATTGAACGAGAGAATATTCGTTTAAAATCCTATATCGGGAAAAAGGGCTATACAATCCCCAAGGCTGAACTGCCTAAAGGAGAAGAAGAATTTTTGAAAAAAGATTTATTTGTAAAACCATTTGTTCCTGGTGCACAGTTTGGTAACCCGAATGACCTATCTGCAGCATTTCCCGTATATAGGGAGAATAATAATAAAATGTATTTACCAAGATTTTATGGAATTCAACGATATGGTGTTCCAGACAGATGTGATATTGAAGAGGGAGATGATATAGATGTTCCATTTGAACTTTCATTGCGTGATTATCAAGTTAAAATAGTAGATATTTATTGTAATTATGTATCTAAACCTTTATCCAAAGATAATGCACAACCAGGCGGGGGAGGTATTCTTGAAGTACCTTGTGGTAGAGGTAAATGTATCGCAGAAAACACACCTATTATGATGTATGATGGCACAATAAAAATGGTTCAAGACATAAAAGTAGGCGATGTAATTATGGGGGATGATTCAACCCCAAGAAATATTCTAACTCTCGCACGAGGAAGGGAGCAAATGTACAAAGTCATACCAAATAAAGGCGATTCATATACAGTGAATGAAAGTCACATTTTATCATTAAAGTATAGTTCTACTGTAAATAAAAATACACCAAAGGGAACTATTCGTGATATTTCTGTATTGGATTATTTAAATTTACCAAAATCATATCACGGAAAAGGAGGAGTTCTTGTTGGTTATCGGGTTCCTATTATATTTCCTACAAAAGAAGTTGATATTGACCCATATATACTTGGATATTGGTTAGGTGATGGAGATTCAAATTGTGCGACGATTACAACAGAAGAAAATGAAGTAGTTGAATATTTTCAAAATTATGCTGAACAATTAAATTGCAAATTTAGACAGGGTAATGATAGTGATACTACGCGGCATTCTCTGCATTATTCGTTCGCTGGTAAATTAATAGACAATAAGAGAACCCCCAATATTTTATTA